AGCAGTATATAGAGCAAACATGTGTTGTACTTCTTGTATTTGTTGCATGGAATGGGATGTAGGTGTAGGTGCTTGTGATAATCAGGCAGCAGATACAACTATAGTAGTCGGAAGTAATGTTAGAACTGTTCCCCTATGTGTATGTGTGCCTTCTAGTGGTATATTACGTATACAAGATCCATGTTTACCAGCAACAAGTACTGTGTTCTTAAGATTTCTATATAATGCCATATGCAGAACATGTAATACATTTACCTTAACATCTGGAACTATAGGAACCATAACAGGTTGTATGGACTTAAGAAATGATGATGATGTATTTGTTGTATTTATAGAAGAAGATGCCTGTGGAGCCACTTCATGTAATTGTATACAATATAATTGTTGCTGCTTCCCACTTATTGTAAGAGTAAGAGAGAAAGGTATATTACCCTTTGAGACTACAGGCACGTTTAGTTCAACTGGATTTAGTACTGGTGCCATAAGAACAACTGACACGATAGTGGATCTTCCATAGACAATACGTTTATATACCACATTATATTTTATTCAGTCAATGAGAAATAACGCATTACTAATGTTTTCAGCATTAACAGTATTACTGTTAGTTGGACTCGTTGGTGTACCACAAAATGCATATGCAGGTTACTATGAAGAAGAAGAAATAGACCATGGTGAAGTCGTAGCAATTCATTGTGAAGGTTCGTATGAATGGGAGATGTTCTTTATATTCGGTGAAAGATACGGATATGCTGAATGTATCTATGTATTCGAAGACGAATTTGAACAAGAAGTAGAAGTAGAAATTGGCGGCGAATTTGAAGTATTATTTTTCCTTGAAGATATACCAATAACAGGTGGCTTCCATCTAGAAGATGATGATGAAAACACACTTTGGTTATCTGAAGAAGGATTCATAACACTAGACTGTGGAGATACTGAACCAGAAGAAGAAGAGACAGCATACTGTTTAGAAACAGATGTAACAGTTGAAGAAGGTGAAGGTATCTTTGAAGACAAAGAAGGTAGCGGAATCAGAGAAGCATTTGGATATTTCGTAATAGATTTTCCAGACTTTTACGGTGAAGCAGACTTTGTACTTTGGGTATTCTTTGGAGAAGACGAACCAGAAGAAGAAGTAGTAGTAGAAGAAGAAAAGAATGGAAGCGGTTGTACTAACTGTGAACCACCTACACTCGGACTTAATAAAGCCGGAGATAGAAGAATGGTGGATAATGGATTTGGATGCGACAGTCAAGTAGTAGATGTAGGACATTACTATACTGACTTCCCACTAATTACAATGAAAGTAGGACAGCCATTTGCATGTCAATTCAAAATATATGAAGATACACATGCCGACAACATAAGACACTTCGAATTTGCAGTAGGTAAAAGAGTAGGTGACGCAATGAGCGATGTTCAAGGTAAAATCGTATGGGATAGAGACTTTAAACTAGTCGAAACAGTCACATATGACGAGGACATGTTCAGAGATGTAATGACTTTCACCAGTAAGGTAAAATGTACTGATGAGTCAGCTAACTTTGACTGTTTACAACTAATCATTTCTGCAATTCCAAAACAGCCATTAGTTGATGATTTAATTGTCAAGACTAATGTTTGGGATGAAAACAGAAACGCAAAACAAAACTTCTATAATGACGGAATAGACTTTGTAGGATATACCGAGAATTCACTACCAACATATAATGTAGTAGATGGAAGAAACGGGGCAATCACTATATACACTACTGACTACACACTAGAAGACTTAACTCATGCCGTAGACGAAAATGGTAATACATGGACTTTGATCAATAATATATGGAACAAAGATTATGTAATGCCTAGCCTTAGTTGTGATATATCATCATATATTGGCTACGATAGAACTTGTCCAGAATTTTCATTATTGAAGATTGGACAGGCAGACATGGCATTAGACTACTTTGACAGTAGTAAAATACAGAGTCAACCAAGTGAACCATTTGCATATGTATATCCTGAACAAACAGATCGTTTGGCAGGAACACTATTGGGATAAAACCCATTCTTTATTTTTTTAAACTTTATATTAACTGATATATATATCGATATATATGGTAACGTTCTGCGATGATTGTATGTTTGTTCAACTGGCTACTTGTGAATGTATGATTTCAGTACAATCTATAGTTAATGCCGTAAGAACTTATGAACCCGGATTATGTTTTATTGATGATGTTAAGATTATAGATGCCACTGGTAAGGATGATATTGGTTGTTGTAATAGTACAGCCATAACTATGACTATGCAAAACTGTTGGAGGATAAGAGGATTTTGTGGATATGCCTGTCAGACTAATGTGATTATATCTGGTGGGAACTTGGCCTTCGTATGTTGTGTACCCCCAGTAGTAGCCGTTGCGAATGTTACTTATGTTATAGGTAATAGTACTGCCCCCGGATTATCAGGTTCTATTGCCGTAGATGTAACAAAGGTTAGAAGATATTTAACAAACAAAAAATCAATTACTGCTACTACCCTATCTGTGTTCTGTGATTGTTGTGCATGTGTAACAACCCAGTCTTATACTTTAGATGATGCATGTGATCCAAAATCTCAAACTCCGGTGTAGATAAATGGGTGGTTTTATAACTGCCGGTTTAACTGGGCCATTAATTACTGTAGGCTTAGGAGGAGAAGAAGCTGTAATAATTATACCCCCTGTTGTAGCAAAAAGAGAACCCGGTGGCTCATTATTTTATCATCGTAGAGTTAAAGGAGTAAAGATTACACAAGAGAAACAAGTTATTATCTTACGTAGTGTATTAGAAAAATCTGAACTACCACTAACACTAATTGAACAAATTAGAATGGATAAAATTACAAAAATTAAACTATTAAAATTATTAGAGATTGCCATAAAATCTACCACTCATATTACAGCCTTCTTCATTAAAACTGTAGGTAGTAAGTCTACTCTATTAGAAAAGAGGATGTTAATAAAATCTAACAAAACTTCCCTCTTAAACAGATTATATAAAATTGTAGATAAATCATTAGAAATATTTGAACATAGAGTAATTAAGAAGGATAAGGACACTCAACTCTTAAATACCACTGACCTCATAGATGATGTGGAGAAAACAAATATTTTGGAGATATTAGATAAATTGGAGGAAGATGATGAGTGAACATATAGATAAGCAGGGTGTTAGATGGGTTACGTTAAATGGTACTGTATATGCCCCATGTATAATTAAAATGGTGTTAAGAAAATAATGCAACATCCGTATGATTATATTAATAAAGATAATTTCGAGTCAATTAAGATGGCCTTCGATATAGGATTAAATACTGGCAAGACTCCAATAGAAATATCACAATTAATTACAAAAGCCACAGGTATAGATCAAACAGTTGCCTTGGCAATAGTTCAGTTAGAAGTCTTACCAACTCTACAAGAACTAGAAAAGAAAAAAGTAAGAGGTTATGAGGGGTTAAATGATAATATATGAACCCCGGCAAATGGTCTACGTTGATACTCCAAAAGGTCGTGGTCAAATCTGGTTGGTCACAGAGTATGGACAAGAAATTGAGAAGGTTTTTACAGTTATCCTTGAGTCTAAAGAAATATGGGAATTTACCAATAAAGATATCAGAGCCGGTGAAAACTTTACAATGGGTAGAGGAAAATGGCAACCAAACTTAACACAAACGTAAAGTTAGGTGGAGACCCAACTGCAAAATTGTGGGCACAACATCAAAAGAATGAATATACTCACGTAGATCATTATAAAGAAGCCCTATGTTTCATGTGTTGGAAGAAGAAGGCAGCTTTGGCTACATTAATAGAAATATGTAGTGAATGTATGGAGAAGAAAGGTGCTGAACCTATATTGGCAGCAGTAAAAGACAAGATATATGGTCAATGTTATAAATGTGGTCTATATAAGATGAGTATATTTTATTTAAACGTTAGAATATGTATGACATGTCATGGACGTATAGCAAAACATCTAAAAAATTATAATAAGTCAGGAGGCCCTTATGGTAATGATCCATTTTATAAACATCTTAGACGTAAATTAGGAAAAGATTGGAAATTATTATATCAAACCCCTAGTGCGTTTGGACTTTAATAAAGTATTAAATTTATTCTATTTCTACCGTAATCATAGAATCTTAAATGATAGTTTATACGTTTATAATAAGGAAATAGGTTTCTCAATTTAATATTACTTTTTATGGGATTGCCAAAGTATCTATCTACATGTAATGTATAATATGGCTTCCTTAAAAACTTAGGTTTAATAACTATTTCATTCTTTTTATAATTATAATATATATTATCATATCCTATGGTATATAGAAATATATCTTTGTGTTTACCAAGTGTACCACTCATAAAATGTACTCTTGACTTGCTAAAATCAGGTCGCGCCTTATCATCATTAGAATGAGTTAATATCCATAATTGTTTATCCTTATTTACTCTCTTTTTTAGAAATAAATCAAGTAATGGGGCATGACTTACAGTACTATCCATTTCATTTTTATACCATAATTTATACTGCCTTATATTCTCATATACGTATACGGATGTCAATACTTTTAAATAATAAGACTCTGATATAAGTCTATGCTTAGAACATATGAAGATACCCCTGATTTTGATCCAGATATATGTGAGATGTGTGATAAAAAAATGTTAAAATATAGATACCAACACTTCCTAGTTAGAGTTTGTTGGAGAGATAGTAAATTTAGAGTATGGCCACCAATTCCAGATCCATTTACAATGGCATTAGAAATAGAACCAATGATATTACTTGCCTTGTTAAAAAATAAGCAGTTAGTTCCGGTGAATGAAGACGATGGAGTTTGATTTTCTTAGTGACATTAGTTTTCTTGTTGAAGAATTAATTGTTGTCGGTGTAATAGGTACATTAGCATTTTTACTTAATCATTTTCGTAATAAAGCTAAAGAAGCTGATAAAACAAAGAGGCAAGTTAAAGATTTAAGAAATGAAATCTGGCAAGTGAACAGGGCAATAGTTATTATGGCAAAATTAATTGATGAACAAGTTAAAAGGGCACATCCTGAAGAGAGACATACTGAATTAGAAGACATAACTAAGGAAATCCTTACTAGAGCCTTATTTGAGCACAATAACAAGTAGCAATGTTAATATAGCGGCATGCTGTTGACACCCCATGGTATTTGAAAGTGCATTAGCCAACACACTACTGATTACCCTAGTTACTGGAACAGTTATATCTGGTCTGGCAGCATTGGCATCAAAAGATACCAAGTTCAAGGTGAAGAAATTCGTCTATGCTCTTGGTTTAGCAACAGCAGCAGGATTAGGTGTAGTACAAACGCAATTTGCGGGTGTAGTCACTGAATCAAACGCTATTCCTGTGTTTCTAGCAATCTTTGGTGGAGCCGCAATAGGAAATAGTCTAGTAAAGGTTGGAGCTAAGCTCAGAAGCGACTAAAAGAAGAGAATCTTTATTAATTCTCAATCCTTTTTTATATATATGGCTAAAAGGCAGAGAGTACAATTTTTTAAAACTATAACTAAAGATCTTACTGTTACTGACAGTGATAGAAGATTATTCGAAGGATTATTAACCGTAGAAATGGTTGATAAACAGAATGAAATAACTATAGTAGATGAATTGATGAAGGCATTACCTTTATGGTCTGCCAGAGGAGCACCTATATCAGACACTCATTCTAATCGAATTATTGGCAAGGGATTAAACTTTCAAAAGACTACCGTAGAGGATAATGGTAATACTTACCCCGCGATTTTAATACAAGGTGAGATATTTAAAGACTATGAATTAGATGATGAGATATGGGATAAGATTAAAAGTGGAGAGTATAAGGGATTATCATTTGGTGGAGCAACAAGATCAGATAGACAACCAGTTAGAAATAAAGATGGTAGTATCTCATATGCCCTATCAGATTTAGAACATTATGAGGTTGCCGTATGTGAAGATCCAGCAGTACCACTGGCCTTAATTACTAATATTAATAGAGTTGCAAAGGCTAATATAACCAAGGCTACTAATATCACTCAGAGAGGAAATGGTAACGTTTGTATTAGATGCACCAAGTTTGGTTGCTATGTTGATAAGTGGATGGACACGAAATATACTGATAAAGATCCAAGCGTCGTCGATAAAGATCCACCAGAAGGCAAAGATCACCCAAAGGGACAAGAGTGGAGTACAACTGATGGCGTCAACAGGCCCTATCCGCTTCAGGAAAATCCCCCTGCCTTCAAAGCTGACAAACCTAAACATAAACCTGAAACAATTACAGCAGGAAAACAAGAAGATATTATAGGACAATGTACAACTATACACAGTACTGGATTAGGAGCACCCGGAGGAGAAGGTAGTCTTGGAGAAGCCAGTGTTGGAATACATGGTCTTGGAAAGGAGGCATGTAACCCCAAGAATTCTGTTCAAGAAATTATCGGAAGTAAAAAAGATTCACTTAATCCAGCAAAACCAAAAGTTGAAGATGAAAAACTATTACCACAACACAATGATATGGCAGGTAGTACCTCAGAAACACATGAAATTATTGGAGATGAATTAGATGCCGAAGTCAAAACCATTACACCCGGAGAGAATCTGGTTACGGAAAAACCAATACGGGGCATTAGAGGTACAGGAGGAGAGCGGGGTTTTGACCCTATTGCGGGAAAGGCATATCTCCACTGTGTTGATGGAAGTAATACGAAGAAGTATGGTTCTGCGGAATACTGTGTGGTGGGAATACATGACGGACACGATTGCGATAAACCAATAGAAGATGCCATCAAACCAAAAAAGAAAGAAGGTGGAGTACAAGCTCAAACAATGAGTGGTGCAAACAGTGAAGATGGTATTAAGGATAAAGTTAGAGTAGGTATTGATGGAACAGCAGAGGCCCTAAGAGATGCAGATGCCGACCCTGAAGGATTAAATAAAGAAGGTATATTTGTATCAGGTGTTAAAGGTTCATATGAAACGTTTCAACAAGATCCGGGTGATAACAGACAGATAAGTGCCCGTGAACAAAAACCAAAACGAACAACACATGGACGTGATGAGACAACTACATCACAGGGACATGAAGATGATGGTTACAGTCTAGGTAAGATAGCAGATTTAGAAACTGTTAAAATAAGATTAAAATTACTGGCACTAAAATCCGTATAATATATAAACATCCTCAGCTCTTCTTTATATTAAGGACTTATAATGACAGAAGAAGAAAAAAAACCTGAAGAGGAAAAGAAAGCAGAAGAAGAGGAAAAAAAGCCTGAAGACGAGAAAAAAGCCGACCTGTTATTCCCTGATAGTCAGAGTTTACGGTTGTAACAAGTGCCATATAGTTATAGTCTAACGTTTTGCTTTATAAAGATTGTGTGTAAAAATAAAAAATTACTCTTCAAACCCAACTCCGAAGAGGCTTAGTTTTCAAATGCTGAGATAGTACTATAGATTCTATAGAGTTATATCTCGGATCTTACCTTGAGACCTAAAGTGTCTACAAACGGTCTGACCCATAGTTCTAAAGAGTCCTTCTTCTGCAAATCGTCCAGTTATATATGGATAGCCGGGCGTTCTTCTTGTTGCTTCATAGTATTCAGTTGGTATAATAACCATAACCTTCTGCATCAGACGTATCTAGTGCAAATAGTCTTCCAATCTCATTGGCGTCACAAGCAAAGCTTGGTGCGTCTTTGGTTGGAATGAATGGTACTCCATAAATAGAGTCTACATGAATACCTACTCCGGTTCCTTTGAATGTTTGGATTCCGTTTACGTCAATCTGTACTAGGGCTTCGCCATATGGGTTCGCAATACGAACGGATGGCATGTACAATCCTTGAACTTCGGAATAAACTTCGTGTGAACCTAGGAATACGTTTGGATCTTTGCCTGCTTGTACTCTGATTGTTCTTAAGAATGTTCTTAAGGTATCGTCAGTTAGTACGCCATTGGTACCAATAGTTCCACTAGGTGAAATTACGGTTGTATCAAAGGCTGCGTTGGCAACATCTCTATCAATTACAGTGGTGTCTGGTAACCATGGATCGTAGTGACAAACTGCCCCTCCACATCCTCCGGTTACGTCTTCCTCTGCATCAGATGAAATTATTCTATCAAGTGTTTCCCAATCATCGGTGCCCGTAAAAGCTATACAGCTTGCTGCTGCTATTCCTTCTACGTCTGCCAATAACATTCTATTAAGTAGTTCTTTATGTTGAACTGCTCCGAACAATCTTAGTGAACCGAGTCCACCCCAGATGTCGTCTTTAGAGTGTGTTGCTAACCATTCCATTACTTCTGAAACGGCGATTGGATATTGTACTGTTCTTGGTTTTATATCAATTTCGGCAAATGTTGGAACTAATGCGTCTGCAATTAATCCTCCTTCTGGCGTACCACCTAATACGGTGACGTTACAGTTGTTACAATTTTCCGTGATACAATCTGCTTTGGCGGTAATTACCCTCCATCCAGATTTATCCCAAGGGTACTTTGGTAGAATACCAAATGCGTTTGCTTCAAGATTAAGCTGTGCCCATGCATATGCACCAAAGACTGCGTTGAATGTACCAGTGGTACATGTTTGCAGTCTGACATCAGCTTTTTGTAGGAAATTCCTATTCCAACCATAGTGAAGTGCTTCTAACTCATCAATTGTGGTGAGTTGATACGGATTTACCATAATGGCACCTCTTTCTCTGTTGGGACATAGTATTTACCTTTCATTATATTACGTGCAATCTGTGACAATCCCTCATAACCAACTGCTCTTGCGTCAGCAAGGATTGGATTTGGGCTAGCTTCACCTTCAGCAATTGCTTTCTCTACTCTAGAGTATGCGCTTGGTCTTGGTGTAGTTGTTACAGTTGTTGCTTGTTTTACAACGTCAGTAGATTTGTTTATCAAACCTTTCTCTTGCATAGCTAGTTTTGGTGGGTCAGTCTCAATTGTATTTTTGGGATCTGAATCATCAATAGAAGCTTGCTGAGAGTTGCTTTGATAGGTGTCTGGGACTTTCGTCTTGTCACCAATATCTTCTGAGTCAGACAATTTTGGCTTCAGTGGGAAATCAGTTGGCTCTTCCATTGCTTTGATTTTACCATCTTGTTTTACAATACGGCTATCAAGTTTTTCAATGGCTGCTGTGATTCCTTTGAGAGTATCAATGATTGATTTATTCTCTTCTGGTTTCTTCTCTTCTGGTTTCTTTTCCTCGTCGGCTTTTTTCTCGTCTTCAGGCTTTTTTTCCTCTTCTTCTGCTTTCTTTTCCTCTTCAGGTTTTTTTTCTTCTTCTGTCATTATAAGTCCTTAATATAAAGAAGAGCTGAGGATGTTTATATATTATACGGATTTTAGTGC